GTAGCAGTCAGTTATCTGTTATGCGTGAGGATGTTGCTACTATGCAACCTGTCCATGTTAAAAGGCATGTTAGGGTTAACCTTACAGAGCCTTTTGCACAGATGTTTACCACGAATCAAGCTAAGATTAACGATGAGAGTGGTGAACTACAAGATGTTTACGTACAGGATACGTAAATACGGCTCAGCGCAGCGTCCGGTGACCTGTTTACTTTAGGGATCTTATACCCTCAATTAATTAATGGTTAAGAGGGTTAGGGTTAGGGTCACAGCTCCGGTTGCCCCGCAGGGCCCCCGGAGGGCCCCCGGAGGGTAAGCACAGGGGTGGATGGCTAGTATTACCCATCCACCTCTGTGCTTAGTTATGCGTAGCTGCCCCCGGCAGGGCGCCCGCCGCGTAGGCGCCCAACGGAGTTGCTGCGGTGGGAAGCCGGCGGCAGCCAAAAGCCCGCCGCAGGCGAAAAATTTTTTCAACTTAACTTTTTAAACTTAACTTAACTTAACTAAATTAATTAATGGTTAAGAACCTTATAGGGATCGCCTGGGATTTCCGTGAATTACAGTTGCGGCACTTTTAAAATTACAGTTGCGGCGCTTTTGTAAAAAAAGTCGAGGATTTTATAAAAAAAAATATTTTTGTGTAAATTGCAGGGGGTTTGCGTTCGGGATGCAAACTCATAAATTAAATAATTGCAAGATGGCCCGTCCACGTAGCATATGCTTTACTTTAAACAATTTTACACCTGAAGAACTTACTCACTTACAGTCAAACGTTGACAATGGACATTTTAAATACATTGTCTACCAACAAGAGCGCGGCGCTGCTGGAACGCCTCACCTCCAGGGATATGCACAGCGGCCTCAGCCAACAAGCTTTTCAGCATGGAAAGGATTTATTGGAGGACGTATTCACATCGAAGCCACTCGAGGAACACCTCAGCAGAACCGCGACTACTGCACAAAAGACGCTGACCGAATTCCCGGGACGCTTGTTGTCGAACATGGTGAGATACCTGTCCCCGGGGAAAGACGAGACCTCGGCGCATTCGTCGAAGCGTGCAAAGACCCAAGTAAGTCTCTCACCGACCTCATCGATGAACATGGAGACGCATTCCTTCGATACAATCGAGGAGCACTCGCCATTAGGAGCGCGTTCGCCTCCGTTCGGTCTTTTAAGACCCGCGTCTTCTGGTTTTACGGATCTACAGGATCGGGTAAGACCCGTGCTGCGCACGAGATCGCTCCAGGCGCCTACTGGAAACAAAACTCCCCATGGTGGTGTGGATATGATCCACTTACCCATGACGACGTTATCATTGACGAGTACCGATGCGACTTCAGCAAGTTCACCTTCCTCCTCAGTTTGTTCGACAGGTACCCACTCATCGTCCAACCTAAGGGAGGCAATCTTAACTTTAGAAGCCGCCGAATCTTTGTTACGTCCCCGCTTGACCCACGAACAACGTGGAACACCCGATCAGATGAGAATATTCAACAGTTGCTACGAAGAATTGAATGCATTGTTGAATTCCTGCCTGCGGGAGTCCGACGAGTCCACAAGGGCGACCTCAGTGATTATGAACTCCTTGGCGTTGTACCAGCAAATGCTGGAAATATTGGGGCCACCCAGGAAGCGCAAACCCAAGGTACCGATCCAGCTGTCTTTGAGGAGGCCCGAAGACTGCGAGCACGAGTAGAAGAATTTAATGTATGATCATAATTTTATTATTTTAATAAAAATGGCAAAGAAATTTTCTAGACGTAAAGGTTTGAAGAAACCCAAAAAGCAGCGCCGTGTGGCTAAACGCCGCCGGCTTGGGGGTCCCATGGACCCTTCCAACCCATCTAGTTGGTCTGCAGAAGACATAGAGACTGCCGTTAAAGCCGGACTAATGGTCTGGAACGGTGCTCGCTATGTGTGGTCTAAGATTCCTAAGAAATCTGGCCCGTCTTTTAGAGGTACTTTAAAAGGCGGTGCTGTTAATATTAAAAATAGACCGATGCAAATGCCATCGTCTAGAAGTTCTACAATCCTTAAGTCAGGAGGATTAAAACTTGGTAAGGGTAGACGAACTTCTTTTCGAGAGAAGGTTCAGTCTATAAGTACTCCACCTATTTCTTTTAATTCTAAGTGGACTTTTCAAATGGATTGTCCTTCTGGTTTAGTTGGTGCTGCTCAAATTCCTATCTTAACTAAGGATTTATTGAATCCTTACCTAGCGGAGCTGGGCAGAAATGCGTTAACCGATGTTGCCAACTTAGGAGTGTTTGCTTTACCTCCTACGTTTTCAACTACTGGTGTTATACCGCAACAGTATTCTATACTAATTAAGTCATATCGTTCTAACCTCAAGTTTTACAACAGTTCGACTAACACATTGCGTTGTCGTGTAGTTTGGTATAAACCTAAGAGAGATATGGACGGTGCTTACGAAAGTAATGGACAATTAACAAATGAACCCATTAACCAATTGATGATCGCTTCAAATTCGGGTAATGATTTGGTTCCCCCTTATACTACCACTGGTGTCCAATTTACTGCCACTGATTATACTAAGAATTATAATCATGCAGGTTGGCCAACTACTGGTGGTCTTACGACGCAGTCGTCTACAGCTAACAATGTTGCCCAGTTGGACCCATCTCTTGTTCCCGGTTCTCTTCAAGTAAGACGTCAATTTAGCAATTTTTGGACTACTTTGAAGAGTGAAGAATTCACTTTGGAACCTGGTAATCAATTCAATACTCATGTTACGTTACTTAATAAAATGGTAACTAACAATTATGATGATATTGATGTAGTATATCGTACTAAGTGTACTATCATTGGTGTTGTATACGTCTTAGGACAAATGGTGTTTAACGATGCAGTCAGTGACAGTACAATCACTACCGGTAGCAGTCAGTTATCTGTTATGCGTGAGGATGTTGCTACTATGCAACCTGTCCA